GTTAAAGGGGTGCGGTCAAAGGACCAATAGGACTAAGTCCTGGATTAGATATGTACGTGTCGATAAAGCCGGTATCTGACTCGGAATTTCCGAGTCTTATACCACGGTATATCTTCAGACTCCGAGGGTTCAGTAGTAATAAACTGACACCTATAGAGTGTGTAAGAGTAACCGTAAAGCTTCATCCTTGAGTTTCGACGCTGTCCCACAGGATGTGGAACTACTCTATTATATGATCCAATCGGTTCATTATAAGAGAGCAATGCGCCGTCATCTTTATCATTCCAAGTCTTGAAGAAAAAACATATGTCTTTACCCAAAAGCCTACGTATAAACCTATACGTGCCTTTAAAGATAAGCCATAAGCCTTTTTTAACAAGAAAATTATGGAATAAGAAGATGGTTCGATAGGTCACTTTATCTTTAAGATAAAATGGCCGAACATCGTGCCCAAGGAAGTAATCCCCTCCACAGCTTTCCCTAAACGGACCGTCCGTAAAACTCTTCTCAGAGTTCACATCGAATCCGCATAGAGACAAAACTTTACTGAGTAAAGTTGAAGCTGATTGAGGAATGATTATATCGTCACCATAGACTGAAACGTCATCTGTACTAAGACCAAGGTGATAGCATGTAGCTATTGCCAAGGAATAGAATAGAAGACTCTCTAACTCAAAAGTAAAACCATTCCCCATTGCCGAAAACTTATGGTAGTGATACCATTTGTCTTCTATGCAATAGTTCTGGCTTCTAACTTGATCCATAAGATCAAAGTAGTCGCCAGGAAGCATGTTTTGAACAAACATGTAGGAAATGGTGTCGCTTGCACTCTTAAGGTCAATAGTTGCTAAACTATTATCTATAGAAGCGCGACGAGCTAGAGAACGATGTTTTTCCTGCGCAGAACGCAGATCCAAACACGGTTTCAGTCGACGCCGAATATGCTTACCGATTCCCTTCTGGATTAGGACATTTAAAATAGGTCCAATTCCAATAGGGCGGTCAGTTTTAGCAGTCTTCGGAACAAAAGACAAACGGTCTCCTAGCACAATATTTAACTTGTGCGGGGCAGGCGGTCCAAACTCAAGAACTTCAGAGTTTTTTCGCCACCCAGGACAGCTTCGCAGAAATTCTTCTGCTACGCCATGACAATTTGTCGTACAGTCTAAACCACTACTCAACTTATCCAAAGCTGAGGTGTTATACTTAACACTGTAAGTGGCACCGGGCCCGAACTCAAATGCGATATCTTGAATGGAAGGACATGATCCTAGGATTTGGAGAATTTTTCGCTGAGCAATAGCAAGAACGCTATTCTCAGCCGATGTTGCAGCTTTTGCAACACCGTCTCCAAACCTTCGATTTGTCTCCATACACTTTATCTCATTAGCGATGAAAGTTTTCTTCGCCGCGAGTTCAGGTTTAAGGTCGACTTGCCAATGAGGAAACTTCTTACCGAAACAGTAAATCATATTATCCTTAAGATAAGATAAATGATCACTGTAGTCAGTAGGAACAACTTCATTGTCTATGATCCCAATGATATCATTCTTATGAATGAGAGACTTCATAACGCTTGAATAATCGGAGTTGACATCTTTACACATATGAATAAGTATGTGCTGAAGAGTGTCATCCCTGAAATTGTCAGGCGAGTCGAAGTTTTTATCAAGATTGACAGGCTTGACCTGCAATCTGGGAAGTGTATTTAATGTAATCATTAATGTCACCATGTGTTAAAAGGGTAAGGTAGAAAGCGATTTCAAGTAAACTGAGAAGGAAACAACAGATTACAAGAATTCGAATTCTACGTAAACCCTGTCTTCTATCTTTACGGATAAACTCCGTAAAGAGTAGGGACAGGAGAAACTGAACCATTAATACGGTTCAGCCCCGTTCACACATAACTCATAGAGACACTGGTTGTTGATATAAAGTTCAGACATGTTCAGCATTGCTGTCACGATCTGAGCTTCAGTAGCTTCAACCGGTGCCGCGATCGAGGTTTCGACGTCGATATAATCAATTATATCGCCATCTACCCCCGGTGTCGTGATAGGCAGACGTATCTTGATTACAGACTTTCGCTTAACGCGAGGAGTATTGTAAACAAAATCCGCCGCCTTTCCCGCACGTACAGATGCAGACACAGCTACAGGTACACTACCAATTGCAAGAACGGTGTCAGATGAACTAGTAACTGCGAATTCAAACACTCCATTTCTGGAGCGAATTGGTTTCACAGCTAGCGAAGTCACTGACTCCTGCATTGCATCGTAGGTACTGAAGTTTAAGTTTGCTAAAGCGCTCATTTTGCGCACTCCTGTATATTTACAGTTTAAAGTTAATGACGTCCACCAAACAAGGCATTAATCAACGCTGATGCGGTGATTAATTTCCAAGGTTGGAGGATATCGGCCATAGCTACAGGACCTACAGGGAATGTAGGGAGACTGGAGCCATCTAAGGTTACAGTTCTTTGAAAAGTCTCACGACTAAAGGACTCTGTAAACTCAGGTATGAGAGCAGGAGCAAAAGCTCCATAATACTCTACATACACCTTCGGAACATTTGTGAATTTGCCCACATAACTCTTTTTCAACTGACGACTGCTATCGAGAATCTCGAGACCAGCGTCAGCAGTTAAAGAGTTAAGCCAGTTACCGATTGGTAGAAACCAATCAGCGACGAAGCTAAGGGGGACAATTTCCCATGCAACCGAAAGCGGGTTTATGAGACCTAGCTGATTAAGGAAATCAAGCTTGGAATTAGAGCATTTATACGTATAAGTATATCCTATACGCGTATTGCCTTTTCCCTTGCTTATGATAGTACGATTCTGGTAGTGACAACGAGCTATTTCAGGGCTATAAATGCCATGAGAGTAGTCGAAATCTTCTACCCGAGGAGTACTTTCATATCCGTAATCAGCGTTCCCATAACCGGATACAGAAAACACTTTCTCCTTATCATCTGTCAAACCTTCACTAACTAATTCAATTAGATCGTGAATGTCAGACAGGATAGGGAGCCACCCAAACTGCAACTCTAACCACATATTTGAAGCATAATCGCTTTTAGATATAGGTTTTTGTCGCTTTTTGCGTCGACGAGCGTTTAACTGTGAACGGTTTTCAAGTCTACGACTTGAATCGCCTCCAGCATAATTGCGAATAACCTTTAAAGCATCAGAAACTCTACCTTTCTTAAGAGCACTGATGATTTTAAAGATCGCAATTGCTGACTCCCCAATAAGACCCACACTTTCTTTAAGTTCCGCAAGGAACACTCCAGTGTTGAACTTTTGACGTTTCCGTAGACCCGCATAGAGATTACGAACAGCCTGATTATGGGCTGACGTATCAAAATGCGTCTCGGTGGAAACGCTCAAACCAACATCTGGATAAGAGAGTGAAGGGAGCCAATATGAGACCCAAGGACTAGAGGTATTGAATGGAATACAATAACCTTTAATATTCTTGAAGTCAAATATTTTCTCATGGTTCTTTTGGGAAATATACTCACCAGTTAAGCGTTTGGCTTTATAGCCAACGCCGGGTGGTGAGTCAAAGGGCGTATTTTCCCTATATGATTCTACTGACAATTCCGAGACAGGTAATTGGTAAATAACCGATAACCCGCTTGGAGAAGCTATATACGAATCTGAAACCTTGGTGATCAAATCATCAGGGGTCCAGGAATCGTTAATGGCTTTTGCAGTAGGAACCAAGAAGGCCAAATACGCTGTCTTCGATTCATCTTTGTATTTTATTGACATAATATACTCCGATAGATTGAAGAAATAGAGCTGATAGCTCCGCCTTTGGGCGAGATAGCACCGTAA